AGCGTTTTGTGCCTATACTGGCCGCTGACATGCCAAATTCTGCTAGGCCGTGGTGAATACAAGCGCGCGCAACAAATGGCGCTTGCGCTCGTGTTGCTTTGGGCTGCAATACTGCTAGACCGCTCGTTTGCGACAAGTGCGATGTTTATCTATCCGCCGCGCGACATGTTGCATCTGAATATCGAGGCATTTGTGTCGTATATCGGTACGGTGTCCGGTTGCCTGCACATGACAGCGCCGGGGTTGAACGACAAATATATGCACCGTCAATCGACAACACAAACTTGCATAGCGCTCGCGGCTGGCGCTGCACTTGGGGGACTACTGCTATGGCTACGTTACGGCTTTACGTTTGGGGGGCTGTAGCCCTCGCCTTCACCGCGCTTCTGGCGGCCCTGCTTTGGTATCGCGGGCAGGTGATCGCGGCCACGGCGGAGGCGGACAGGGCGCGCGCGGAGTTGCAAGCCGCTGTGGCGGTGAACAAGGCGAACCGCGAGACGTTGGAACGCCTGACGGCCTTCCGCGAGATCGACGACCGCTTGCAGTCCGATCTACAGGCCAAGCTGGACCAGCTTGCGGTGACGACGGACCAAGCCACGGTGGCCGTCCGGGATTTGGAGCGAGCTAATGCGACTGTGCGCAGTTTCCTTGCCAATCCTTTGCCTGACGATCTTCGCCGGTTGCTCAACCGTCCCGCAAACAATCGTTGAGACGCGGGTGCAACTGGAGTTGCCGCCCGCCAGCCTCGTCACGCCGTGTCCCGTGCCCTACAAGGCGGTGACAAGCATCGGGGACGTGATCGAACAATTGCAGGTCACGCGCGGGGCGCTGGACCGTTGCGCCGCCCGTGTGGACGCTATCAGGGCGTGGCGCGCGTCCCGTGCATTGCCCGGCCCGCCATGATGGGTTATGAGTGTGGGCATGTTGCCAGTCATTGACAATCCAGTCGCGTGCAAGGAACGGTTCGCCCGTGCGCTGCTGCGCTGGCCTCACGATGCTTTCAAGGCTGCGCTCACTGTTTTCCCGACAGACATGCAGATGCTTCTGTTTGCGGTTAACAATTGGCAACATGACGCCTATGTGCTGGAGCACAAGGCCGCGTTACTTGACGAGCACGGGCCAGACCACTTTCTGCCCACACGTTCAGAGATGATGCACGATGTCTATCACCTGACCACAACCATCCGCGATCCTAAGGCCAAGATCGACGCTTTCCGGCTCTACGCCGATGTCGCGGGCTTCGTCAAAAAGGACGCCGCCAGCGTCAACGTCAACCTGAGCCAGAACGTGTTGATGGTGAAAGAGGTTGACGAGGCGCAGGTGAAAGAGCGGCAACGGCGATTGTTGCTGGAGGCGGCGCAGGATGTCGATTGACCCCCAGATCAGGGTGCCGTGGCGCGCGTTGGAGGGCTCGCAGGAGGACTTCTTCAACTATACGGCTGATCACCTGCTTTACACCGGCACGCGCGGCCCCGGCAAGACCGACGCGCAATTGATGCGGTTCAAGAAACGCGTTGGGCAGGGCTATGGTCCGTTCTGGCGCGGCGTGATCTTTGACCGGGAATACAAGAACCTCGACGACATCATCAGCAAGAGCAAGCGGTGGTTCCCCCTGTTTGCCGATGGAGCCAAGTTCCTTGAAAGTAGCGGCGCACTCAAATGGGTGTGGCCGACAGGCGAAGAGCTTATGTTTCGTCACGCCGCCAAGCCCTCCGATTACTGGAAATATCACGGGCAGGAGTTCCCGTTCATCGGCTGGAATGAGTTGTGCTCGTGGGCAAGCGAAAACCTCTATGAAGGCATGATGTCGTGCAACCGTTCCAGCTACACGCCGGAAAAAGACGGGTTTATCGGCGGGGTGCGGGACAAGAGCGGAACCCTTGTGGGCAGGCGGCCCGATGGCTCGATAGGCGTCCCCCCGCCTATTCCGCTGGAGGTCTGTTCCACCACGAACAGCTATGGTCCCGGCCATAACTGGGTCAAGCGCCGGTTCATCACGCCAGCAAGTTTCGGCGAACCCGTGTTGACGAGCACAAAGGTGTTCGATCCGGGAACGCGGCAAGATGTTGTGGTTGTGAAGAAACAAGTGGCATTCTTCGGTAGTTACCGAGAGAACAAATATCTATCGCCAAGCTATATTGCAGAAATCAAAAAGATCAAGGACACCAACAAGCGCAAGGCGTGGCTTGGCGGGTCATGGGATATTGTTGCGGGCGGCGCGCTTGACGACGTTTGGAACCGTGCAACACATGTGCTTGAGCGCTTTGTCCCGCCGATCAGTTGGCACATTGACCGGGCGCTTGACTGGGGCTCGACGCACCCTGCCAGTGTGGGGTGGTTCGCGGAGGCCAACGGTGAAGAGGCCGAGCTGGCGGACGGCACGCGGTGGTGTCCCCCGAAGGGCACGTTGATCCAGCTTGATGAACTGTATGTGACCGAAAGCATCGGGTCGAATGTTGGCCTGAAATGGTCATCTACCCGGCTGGCGGAAGCCATCGTGGAGCGCGAGAAACTGTTGATGTCGAGCGGGCGCATCCTGAAGCAACCGCGCGGCGGGCCAGCGGACAATCAAATCCGCGACGTTCGCGAAAGTGATGTTGACACCATCGAAAAGAAGATGGCCGATGTCGGCATTCGCTGGGAACGGTCGGATAAATCGCCGGGATCGCGGCGCGTGGGGCTCGAATTGATCCGCGAACGGCTGGAGGCCGCGACCAGCTACCCTGAGAAGCCAGCGCTGTATTTCATGGAAAACTGCAAAGCCAGCATCGATCTTCTGCCCACATTGCCGCGTGATCCGGACAATCAGGACGACGTTGACACGAGCGCAGAAGATCACCCCTATGACATGCTGCGCTATCGTGTGCTAAAGGGGAATAACCGCTTCGCCACCCAACTCGCTGTCAGCTTCGCCACGTAGGTTCCCAGATGTCCATTGTCGCCCCGGATGGTGTCGAGTTTGTGCGGCCTGAGATCAAGGCGGCGGAAGGCGCACACCAGATGATCGCGGATTGCATCGCCGGCAGCGAGGCCGTGAAGGCGCGCAAGACGATCTATCTGCCTTCGCCGCAGCCACTAGGGGACATCGACGCCAAGTCCCGCTACGACGCCTATATCGGGCGCGCGGTGTTCTACAATGTCGCGGGACGCACGCTCGACAGTCTGGTAGGCCGCGTGTTCACGCGCGCGCCGGTGGTGGACGTGCCTGCCCCCTTGCAGCCGGTTGTGGACGACACCGATGGACAAACCACGTCTGTTGATCAACTGGCGCAAAAGGCGGTGGCGCTCACTGTGGCGTTCGGCGGGTGCGGGCTGCATGTTGATTATCCCGTCACCGAGGGCGGGGCGACGCGGCAACAGTTGAACTCCGGCGCAATCAAGCCGACGATCCACCTGCACGAGCGCAAGAACGTCATCAACTGGCGCAAGGTCCGGCGCGATGGTCGTGAGTTGCTCACGCTCGTCGTCCTGCGCGAAACCTACACGATCGCCGATGACGGCTTCAAGTCGAGCGAAGCGACACAGTATCGCGTGCTGCGCTTGGTGAATAACATCTACACTGTCGAGTTGTGGCGCAAGGCCGAAAAAACGAGCGGCTATTCTATCGCAATCGGGCCGTTGGTTCCGACTGATAGCAACGGCAACGTCTACAACGAGATACCGTTTCGCTTTGTCAATCCGCGCGGCAACGGTTGCGATGTTGAAAAGTCGCCAATGTATGACATCTGCGATTTGAACATCGCTCATTACCGCAACAGTGCCGACTACGAGGAAAGCGTGTTTGTGGTCGGTCAGCCCACAGTCTACGCCTCCGGCCTGACGGAAACATGGGTTAAGGAGGTTCTCGGCGGTAAGCTCCAGATCGGCGCGCGCGGGATCATTCCGCTACCCGAAGGCGGCAACGCCGGGATGATGCAAGCCGCGCCAAACACGCTGGCTTTCGAGGCCATGCAGCACAAGGAACGCCAGATGTTGGCGCTTGGTGCAAAGCTGGTCGAACAAAAGCAGGTGCAACGCACCGCGACCGAAGCCGGGATCGAGGAACAGGCCGAAAGCAGCGTCTTGTCGAGCGTCGCGCGCAACGTCAGTGACGGGATACTGTGGGCACTCCAATGGTGCGGGTATTTCGTGGGTGTCGAGGAAGGCCGGATCAAATTTGAGTTGAACACCGATTTCGATCTGGTCAACATGTCGCCAGCCGAACGCGACCAACTGTTGAAGGAATGGCAGGCCGAAGCCATTTCGTTCAGCGAGTTGCGCGCGAACCTGCGGCGCGTCGGTGTCGCGTCATTGCCGGATGACGAGGCCATGGCGGCCATCGAACAGGACCGGATGAATTTCGCGCCGGAAGCCGACACGCCAGACGACACCCCAGACGACGACAATGCCGACGCTTGAGGACATGCTTCTGCGGCACCAGTTGCGGGTGGAGGGCGTCAAGAGCGCGGAGAGCGTGCAATTCAACAAGGCGCTGGCGAAGCTCGACACCGCGCTTGCCAAGCGCCTTGCACGGTTGAATGTTGCGACCGTAGGCGACCTTACGGCGCGGCAATACCGGGCGCTCGAAGCGGGGATCACAGCAGACGTGCGCAAGCATGTTGCCACCGCGCGCAATGGACTGTGGGCTAATCTGGAAGCTTTCGCCAAGGCGGACAACAATCTGCTATGGGACATCCAGACGGCGGAGAAAGACACGCGACGCCGCAAACCGCTGGACGCCCGCGCATGGGCGGAGGTGAAGAAGCGCGATCTTGGCGCGACAGGCGGCAGTCTGGACCAATTGCTTGACGACTACGCGGAGAGTGTGGAGCGCAACCTTGTGCGCGGGTTGCGACAAGCGCGCGTGAACGGTGACAGCCCAGCCGGCTATCTGCAAAGGGTGCGCGGCACGCCGGGCAGCAATTTTCGAGACGGGATGTTGCGCAAGTTCGCCGTGCAAGCGGATGCTGTGGTCACGACGGCCTACCAGCACGTCACGAGCACGGTTCAGAGCTACATCGACCGCATTTTCTACGAGCGTTACAGGTGGGTGGCGGTGCTCGACAGCGCCACCACTGAAATCTGCCGTTCGCGCGACGGGCGCACATGGCGCTACGGCAAGGGGCCGTTGCCGCCTGCCCACTATCGATGCCGGTCAAAGATCGTGCCTGTCAGGCCGAACCCGCCGAACACGCGCGCCGAAACATTCCTCGAATGGGTGCGCCGCCAGCCCAAGGACGTTCAAGCCTT